GTGCCTCCAGTGCCTCCAACGCCTGAAGTACCCCCCGCGCCGCCATCGCCGCCAGCAGTAAGTGTTCCTGCTGCGCCAGCAGTAGACGCCGATCCACCGGCACCGCCACCGCCGCCGCTGCCTTTAAGGCTGCCGACATTGTATCCCGCTCCGCCAGCACCGCCAGCGCCGCCGGGTCCACCCGCGCCACCGCCGCCGCCAAACCCACCAGAACCAAGGTTTCCACCGCTTCCGCCTGAATAAGTAACAGTACCTAAAGAGGACGCAGCGGAAGCCCCCGTTTGAGTACTTGCCCCCGCAGCAGCCGCGCCGTTGGCGGTAGATAGTGGGGCTGAATTTGCCGCTTTATTTGCCCATGAAGTAGACGAACTACCAGCAGCAGTTACGTTAAAATAAACAGTATTACCAGCGGTAACGGAAATACAAGAACTGCTTGCATAAGCACCGCCGCCACCGCCGTTGCAAGTTACGTTGTTCATACTGTTGCCGATTGCTTCTACTTTAAGTTTTGTAGCGCAAGGCGGAACAATGAATGAGCTTGTTGCCGTAAATGCGATGGCAACACAAAGCGGTCCTGCTTTTGTAGACGGGAAAGAACGTGTGGTGCCGGGCCATATGATGCGGACGGCTCCTGTGGCTCCAGCGCCACCATTTGTGAGTGCGTCACCACCGCCGCCGCCGTAAGCGCCACCATTCCCGCCGTAACCGCAGGAGCCGCAATCGCCGTAGCAAAAGAAAAGCCCAGTACCGCCATTGGCACCACAAGACCCGCCGCCGCCAACACCGGTAGTTCCACCCGACGCACCGTCAGACCCTTGTCCGTAAAGGCCAACACCGCCGCCGCCGTTAGCATATTGGCCGGAACTTGCGCCAGCACCGCCACCCCCGCCGCCAGAACCGGCAGCAGCAGAACCTGGAGGCCTAGCACCCGCGCCACCGGCACCAGCGTATCCTCCCGCGCCGCTACCGCCATCTTTAGAGACAGCAGTACCACCGTTGCCGCCGCCATCCCCGGTGTACGTTCCACCCGCAGCGCCATTTGCGCCGCCTCCGCCCTTAACAACCGCCGTGCTTACGAAATAACTGTTATTTGCGGCAGCACCAGAAACAACGGTATACAAACAACCGGGTATGACAGTGTAATTATTTTTATAGCCAAGCCCGCCTCCGCTACCACCCACCGCGGTATTTCCAGCACCACCACCACCTACAGCGACAACAGAAACGCTAGTTACACCAGCAGGAGCAACCCAAGTGTATGTTCCGGCAATGGAATAAAACGCTTCCCCAAACGCTACTGTAGCCGCCTTACCCCCAAAGCCATAAGCTCTAGCCGACGCCGCTCCGCGAGTGATGATCGTAGGCATAAGGCCGACCCTACTTAAATTGCGTCTGTGACATCAGAACCGTGTACGTCCTGTCTGCCGTCTTGGTAACCGTGTAGGTGTACACGTCAATGCTGCTGGCGTTACCCGCAGAGTAGGCCGTACCGCCTTGGTACTTTGGGGTCACCGTCACACCGTCGATCTGCACCACGTTGTTGTAATAAGCCGTCGCGCCAGTCGTAACCATATGAACGATTGACACGCTCTGGCCAATAGCCAAATACGCATTGAGCGGCATCGCCTTGGAGTAGACGATGTTCAAGGTCCAGTTGGCCGTGGCGCTGGCCGTCGAGTACACCACCGACTGAGAGTTGACCTCGTAGATGATGGTCCCGGTTGCCGCCACGCTGGTTACAGCGGTCGGCTCAACGGCGTTTCTTAACGTAGCCCCAACAAGGCTGGGGCTGACAATCGTATGATAATCAAAAGCCGCCGCAACCGTGGTCATTAGTACGCCCCACCGTAGGCCGTCACTTGCAGCGCAGTGCCAGCAGCCGTGGTCGTAACCGTCGTGCTGGCGTACAGCGCAAACGCAGCGGGCAGGTTCAGCGGCTGCGGGAACGTGAAGGTCGTTGTGAACGCAGCGGCAGTCGTGCTGGGTGTTGTGGCAATAACTGGGATTTCAGCGATTAGGAACGCCGTTGTGCCGTCCCACATCCAAATACCAACAAGCTGGGCGGCATTGGCTGTTGTGATGCCGGTGCCGACGTTGTTAACCTGGATGCTGTCGATCCGCAGGCCGTTGGTTGAAGCAGGCACGAAGGCTGTGATGTTAGCCCCCGCCAAACTTGCTGTAGCGGTTGGGGCGCGGGTGGTACACGCAGTCTGCGCGGCCAGCGTTAGTGACTTTGCATAAGGCGTCTGCGCGAAGATCGGGGTAGCTGTAACGGCCATTAAAAGCCTCCAAAGTTGTTAGATGTGTAAATTGAAGCGCCCGCAGGAACAGCGGGAACAGCGGGAGCAGTAGATGCCCATGTCGTGCCATTAGACGTAAGGATGTTACCAGAAGTTCCAGGCGCTATTGCCTGAAGGGCGCTTGTGCCATTTCCCAATAGAACGTTGTTTGCTGTTAGCGTAGCAGCCCCAGTGCCGCCATTAGACACAGGCAGTGTGCCTGTAACTTGCGTTGTAAGGTCAACGCCAGAAAGCGTGCCACCAAGCGTCAAACTACCTGTGGTGGTTACCGTTCCGGTCAACGTAATGCCATTTACCGTACCAGTGCCGGCAACGCTTGTGACCGTACCGCTGCCCTTGTTATTAAAAGTCGTCCAATCGGTGCTGGTAAGATAACCGCTGACAGAGGTTGTAGCTGCGGCCATGCTGATAGCCGGCGTAGCTCCACCGCTTGAAACGACAGGTGCGGTGCCGGTTACGGATGTAACTGTGCCACTGCCTTTATTGTTAAAAGTCGTCCAATCAGCAGATGACAGTGCGCCACGATTGCTGGCAGAGGCCGTGGGAACGTTCAGCGTAATAACTGGCGTCGTTGTGCCGGTAGCTACCGTGGATGATAAATCTGTGCCGGCTGTACCAAGCGTTATGGCGGCAACGCTTGTGACGGTGCCGGAACCCTTGTTGTTAAAGGTTGTCCAATCGGTACTGGTCAGATATCCGCTAACGGAAGTTGTGGCAGCGGCCATGCTAATGGCTGGCGTGGTGCCACCACTAGAAACAACCGGGGACGTACCCGTTACAGACGTGACAGTGCCAGAACCCTTGTTGTTGAACGTTGTCCAATCAGCACTGGTTAGATAGCCGTTTACCGAGGCAGTAGCAGCAGCCATGCTGATGACGGGTGTCGTACCGCCCGTGGACACAACTGGCGCAGTTGCGGTCACAGAAGTGATAGTGCCGCTGCCTTTGTTGTTAAAAGTAGTCCAATCAGTTGACGATAATACGCCGCGATTGGAAGCCGAGGCAGTTGGCACGTTTAGAGTGATAACCGGCGTTGTGGTGCCATTGGCAACCGTAGACGTTAAATCCGTCCCACTGGTTCCAAGCGTAAGCGCAGCAACGCTAGTGACCGTCCCAGAGCCACCAGAGGCTGTTAGCGATCCGGCGGAGTATGTAAGCCCGCTACCCACAGTGACGCTCTGTGAGGCTCCTGTGGCGTCAAAGCCCATAAGCGTGCTGATGGTGCCGGTAAGGGTGTGTTCCGCATTCCAATTGGACGGACGAACGACACTCGTATCCGATCCATCTGGGATGGCAGATACAAATGTGTGCTTAAGCGAAACGGCCATTAGAAATCCCTATTGAACGGTTTCGACGCCAACTGCACGCCCGTCTGGTCCGCGAATAATACGTTTAGGAGCCAATGCAGCTTGAGAAGCTTGTTCAACACGCCGCGTCATATCAGCAGCGCTTTGAACGGCATGATCGTGCATGGCAGCGACGTTGTTATGCATATCAGCCAGCATATTAGCGTGCCGCTCAACGTGACCCGTCAGATCCTGAATGATCACATCCTTAGCAGCAGCTTCAGCGTCAATTACAGCCACGTCAATGCCAGGATTGGCCGCAATGCGGGCCACCATGATCTTGGTAGCAGCGTCAAGTTCTGCCTTCCACTTGTCAAATTGCTCTTTTGAAGCGGCTTCCTGCATTTTGAGGTTAACCTCATGCTGCTGACGCTGGGTTTCGAGTTGTGCCTCAATCTGCGACTTCATTTGCGCGATCTGCATATCCGCTTGAGCGCGAGCTTGCTGGTTTTGCGTATCAGTCTGCGCTTTAAGTTGTGCAGCTTGCTGTTCAGCCTTAATCTTTTGTTCTTCAGGGCTGGGCTGCGGGTTAGCAGCGTTTTCAGCGGACTTCTGCGTCAATTGTTGAAGCGCCACATCAATCGTGCCTTCAATGGTTCTGGCTTGTTTAAAGCCGGCAACGCCAAACTTAATCATCTCTAGCAACATGGGAGCTAGTTCCGGCGTGGATTGGCCGGCTGGGATGGCTTCCCGCAGGAAGTTGGAGAAGGCATTAAGGAACTCAACGCGTTCTTGTTTGGCTTGGCCTTCGTCAAGCTGGACCAAGCTGTCGGCATCGACTTCAATGCGGAATGAGCGAAGCGGGGTATCGGCAATAAGTTGCAGCGCCTGTGGGATCAATTGCTGATCTTCAGGACTCATTTGCCCCGCAGCCGCATAGGCTAGGATGGTCTTTGGCTGAAACTTGGTGCAAATGATCTGCGCTTTAAGGCGCAGCAGTTCCGTAGCAAACATTGCCACGGATTCCTGCATAGCCCGCAACCTTAGACCGGCATACTGGCCTTTGATCTGCTGTGCGGTAGCTGTTTCAGACGCAGCGCCTTGACCACGGATGATGTCCGAGATGCCCGTGATCTCATAGATCTGGCCTTTGATCTGCGCTTGCGCCTGGTAGCATTGCAGCAGGGCATTGGCGAGCGTGTCAATGGGCAGAAGGTCAATACTGCCTTTCAATCCACCTTTTTCGCTAAAAGCCATCCACTTATCAATGGGGATAAGCGTATTGTTGTCGCCTTCAGTTAGCAGACGTTGCAGCGCCGGCTGGGAAGCATCGTAAACGCCGCGGACGCGTAGGGATTTAACTAGGCCGTCGATGCGGTCAGTCAGGATGTCCAGTTCGTTAGCTTGGTCCTGGTAAAGCGTAAAATCAGGGATTGGAACCAAGCTATCGGTTGTTGTCGTGGAATAAAGCGGTTTGGCGCACGGGAAGAAGCCTTCCAGTTCCAAAGGATCTTCGCGCTCATCAAGCAATTCAGGAAAAGACTCATGCAACCAATAAACGCTGCCGGATTCCTTGTCCCAAAGCTCGCAAATTTTGGCGCGGTCGTTAACCTTGTTGCTGCCGCTGCCGTACTTCTGTGCGCTGTCGGGGCTGCTGTCGGTAGGGATCTTGCGGCCAAGCTCAGGGCCAAAACGCTCAACTAGCGCAGCACGGGTCATGTAAACCCAGCGCCAAACGCAGGTTACTTCTTCCCAGGTGCGTGCCGACGAATGCCCAAAATCTTTCCAATGCACATAATCAGTAGGAGCGCATTCGTATTCAATTTCTTCCGGCACTTCTTCGTCGCCGGCAGTCATGTCGGTGGGATTGTTATCGTCAGGGTTCTGAATGTCTTCCGTGATCTGGAATCCGTCTTCAGGAACGTCTTGCTTCTTAATGTGCGGATCGTAACGAACCCAGGCAACGCCACGGCCACCCAAGAACCTGTCTTCAACGGAGTTCTTCATCGCAGCGCGGAAGTCAGGGTAATGCTCGATTTCGTAATCAAGCGCCCGTTCGATCAAAAGCGAAGCTACCCGCCCAACGGGATCATTGTCGCTAAAACGCCTAGATACGTCAGCCTTGGGCATTTTGGCATAAACGGCAGGAACCAGCGTCTGCACGTTTGACCAAAGAATATTGAACTTAGCCGCCTCATTGCCAAGCGAAGCCTGGCGCTCATCGTCGCGGTAACGACGGATTATCTTCTTGGTGCGGCCTTCCCACTTTTTGAACTCGTTATCATAGGAGTGGATGATATTGAGCCACTTTTGCACAGGCGGGGTTACAATTTCCATTGGCTGTGTCCGTTAAC